GGTTATGATGCATAACTTAATTTCTTACAATCAGTTGGCTTCTTGGAGACAATTAGAAAATACACTTGATGAATTTATAGAACAAGGTGAGGTAATTAATGATTATTATCAGTGTCTAATCGAATGTAATGATAATCAGTCGGAATGTAAGAGAGTTTGTAGAAAAATCTTAAGTACATAAGTCCAGTTCATAAAGTGGCCACTCCCTCTTGACTTTCGGGTTGAGAGGGTTTATAGTATCTACATACAAATCCAAAGCGATGACCTACAAAGCAAAAGTCACTCTCAAATACGATTCCACTTGGGAACATAAAATTGGAAGTACCTTTGGTGAAGATATTCTTCCAGAAGAGAACGTAACCTATGAGTTTCCTGTAGAGGATGCAACGTCTTACCAAATGTTTCGTGCATTTAGTAAGTTTATGTATATGATTGGGCATAATGAACAGGGTATTTCAAGAGGTGCCGCATCAATTGCATTCAGTGAAGACCGTTCAACTGAGGATATGCAGAAAACTGCGGATTACTTTGACTTGGTTCTTGCAGAAGTACACGGAAAGAAAGTGATTGAACTTGAGGATAAGATTTACGCTCAAGAAACAGAAATCCGTGACCTGAAGGCAAAACTCTCCCGTTTTGAGCAACCTGATAACGCTCAATATACCGATGAGGAAATGGACGCTATGACTTCTGAAGAGTATAATGCCTTGAATAATCTTATTCCTGGTTCTTATGCTGCTGTTGAAAACGGATGTAAGTGTCCTGTAATGGATAACGAGGAAATGCCCGATGATAAAAAATGGGTAAATGGTGATTGTCCTCTTCACGGTAATGCACAATGAGGTTCAGAGACGTAGAGTTCCGTTGGTGTGAATTCAATAAAAAGTATGAACTCGTCAAGTGGTATAAGGACTGTAACCAAAAAGAGTTGTGTTATGTTCTTGCTTTCTTTGATGAAACCAAAGAGGGTTATGATATGAGAACCGTAGGGGACAGGTTCTTTGAGGACAAGGATGCTTTTATTGTAGGAAAACACGCAATTGAGTTTCTAAATGCTATGTTTTGTGAACTTCAAAAAGAAGAGGAATTGAAATGACTATCGTAATTATTGCTTGCTGTATTTCCAGTTTCACCCTTGGTTTCAATCTGCGAGGTTTGATAGATGACTAACCGAAACATCAGCAAAGAAATCAATCATTCGTACTATTATGATATGGAGAAACTGAAATGACGATGGACGAACTCTTTAACCACATTACTCACATTATTGCCTCTCCTCATACTACCATCACAGAACACGACAAACGCAGAGCGGTTCAAGTGTTCCTTGCATTTGATGAGTATATGATTGATGTTGATGTTGCTGAGGGACGATGTGATGTGAGTGATAAGGTTGATTTTACTTCTTATGCCGAAAAAATCCTTGATGAACTGGAAGGAAAATGACTAAAAAAGCAGAAAATGTAATTCTGGCATTTTGGAACTCTCATCAACAGGAAAGACAATACTGGCATCGTGATGGTGTTGCTGCTGCTTTGCGTGAAGTCATCAACCAACTCCAACAATCTTCTGCTACACACCCTGCCTTTATTTCTTGTCCCGACTTACTTGAACTTTGTGAAGAACTGGAAGGAAAATGAATGATGAGAAAAGTCACAGTCAAACCTAAATCCCAGCAAGGCAAAAAATCGCCTTGCCAATATTATGGAGAACAATCCTGTCTGTACTGTGGAGCAGGATACTGGTGGTGAGTTGTTTCTTGCTGCCGAAAATCGCAAATACTTTTTCTGGGTATCAACTCGCACAGGCACCAATCGTTTTGGTGATAAGGCAGATGCACACTGGGAGGTAATTGAATGAGTAAGTGGGAATGGTTTGTTGATGGTTTCCGTAACATTCATTATATCCTTGATTGTTATAATGATGGGCATAAGTATGGATATGGTGATTTCTGGGAGGCATTATCGTGGGGTTGGATGAGTGAATACATCTATCCTTATGATGACCCATACAATCCTTATCTTTCAGAAGAACGCAAACTGAGGTTAGGAAGATGGTAATAAATAATAATGCCTGACTTGGTGGTTCTTTTCAGGTTGGATAAAGCACCTTTTGGTGCTTTTCCTGTATAAATAGTAATAACCACCAAGTTAAGAGCAGTTATGTATTCTCCAAGAATATACTTGTATAAGATTACTTTTGAAGAAGTACCTTATTATTACTATGGTATAAAAAAAGAAAAACATTATAATCAAGAATATTGGGGGTCTCCATATACTAATAAGTGGTGTTGGGAACTTTACACTCCAAAGAAACAAATACTTCAAGTTTTTCCTTACACGGATGAAGGATGGTTGGAAGCAAAAGAAATTGAAGAAAGATTGATAAAACTATTTTACCAAACAGATAAATGGTGCTTAAATGAAAATTGTGGTGGTAAAATATCACTTCAATTTTTAAGAGAAAATGGAAAAAGAAATTATGCGAATGGAACTGGACTTGCTGTAATATCAAAGGAAGATAGAAAGAAAAATAGTTTAAAAGGTGCTAAAAAACAACAAGAATTGAGAATAGGAATTCACTCTCAAACAAAGGAGCAACATTATGAATTTGGTAAAAAACTTGGTAAGTGGAATAAAGAAAATTCAACAAAAGAATTTTCTGTTATATCACCAGAAGGTGCTATAATGAATGAAAAGAATGTTCGTGAATTCTGTAAAAGAGAAAATTTAGATAGAAGAAACTTTATTCATCTTCTAAATGGAAATTGGAAACAATACAAAGGATGGAAACTTGCTTTTTGATATGATATGACTTTTTTACATAAAATTATAATCACCAACAAGTATCTAAAATACTCAAGTTTCTGGTGGTGGTGGAGGTTAATGTCCCACGAAGGTTTCAGGTTTGATGACTACCACGTTTGGAAAGAGTTTTGGTATTCTCTCAATCACGGGTGGCATCATATTGAATATGTGAATGAGTTTGAGAAGTTTTGGGGCAAAGGTTCCTATCCTCCAGAGAAGATTGTTCTACCAAAAGAGGACTTTGATGCCCTGGTAGATAGATTGAATGAACCACCGCAATATGATGAAAAGATTGCCAGAGTATTACAACGTAAAGCACCTTGGGACGAATGAAACCACTACCCGATAAACTACAACTTGATATTATGTGGACGGTTGCCACTTCAACCAGTATTGAAACTGGCACAAGACCTCACTATGGGTTCGCCAAGATGCTGTATGATGAGTTCAACGACATTCAACCACCAGTGACTTTAGGAGAAAAAGAATGAAAATCCCCCTCAAAGCAATCACAGTTACTTACACCCGAACTCTCACAGTTGCTCCCACAACTGAAATGTTTGAGGACTGGGATGTAGAACCTACACAAGAAGAGTTTGAGAGTTATGTTCTCAACGAACTCTTCTTTGATGCAATTTATGAAGATGTAAGTGGCAGTGGAACTCCTATGCCTTATACTAATGTAGAACAGTTTGAAACCGTTGAGATTGATTGGGAGGAGGACGATGACTTCCAGAAACTTTGAAAAAGAACTGAACCATTCATTCTATTATGATATGGAGAATGGGAATGATACTGAAACTATTTGCTATCCTTCCCTGATTTGTATTATCACCGAGTTGTGTGATAGAATTGAGAAACTTGAGGCACGATTAAATGAAACTCTTTGATTATGAAACCTATGAGGACTATGGAAAGGAATGGTTCTTTCAGGTTCTCACATCCTCAAAGTTTGCTCTGTTGGATGTTACAGTCCAGTGGGATGAATATGAATGTGATGATTTGCTCCCGTCATTTCAGTTGAGTATTGGTTCAAGTCATTTGTTTGGGGGTTTTATACGATACAAACGATTTCAATTTGATTGTAGTATAATTGATTGGAAACCACGCAACTTGGAATGGTATAGGAGCAACAAATGAGAGAAGAAACACAGTCTTTTATTATTGTTGGTGCAATTGTTCTGGTATTTTTTGGACTCTGTGCTATTTCTTACTCTACACAGAAAGCAGATTGTCTTGCCGAAGGCGGGAAATGGATTTCTGGTGTAGTTGGTGGAAACACTACTTTCTTTTGTATTCCTAAATGATTATGACTAAACTCACAGCACACCAACTCGCAGTTATTATTGATACTCTCAACCAGTCGTTGATGACTTCTAATTGGAATGGTTATTATACTGCTCAATCAAGGGAAAATGTAAGGAATGCGATTGCCGATATTATGGGTCAAATGAGTGTAGAGATTATCACAGACAAAGCAAACTTCACAATTGATGCTGACGCAGGTATTTGAAATGAGTTCTCATATTTCGTGCTACAATATGAACCGAGAACTGGAACACTTTGAGGTTCCTGAACCTGTTTATGTGTATATCATTCAACTGGAAAATGAAATCAAGTATGCTTCTGGTGGTGTGAAACGACTTTATCCTTTTAGATTTGGAGAAGCAAAGCCCTGGTGTGATTTCCTGTGCTGATATGTTAGAATTATGTGAGGAGATTGAAAAACTATGACTGATTGGAAACCTGAAAAGAATATCTCATCTCCTTGGGATGTTGATGCGATGGAGTATAACATAGGACAACCAGTAATGCCTTCTGGGGATAATCTACCTTATCCTTATACGACGATGACTATTCATAATCCAGAAGTGATTTGTGAATTTGATATGTTCGGGCAGAAACAACTGGTAATCTCATTTCATAGAAGTGATAATTTTCCAATACCAAACAGATGGATTAGATTTTGGACGAAAGTATTCTTCAATAGCAAATGGGATTTTAAGAAATGAACCGTGAAGAATACTACAAACACATAGAAGAAAATGATTTTTACCCAGAACATTCTCATAAGTGGATTGTGAGAACTTATACCAAATATGAAGGTGTAGAGGCACTTCACCGATGCTTTGGAGTTTTTGAAACTCAAAATGAAGCAAAAGAGTTTATTGAGAATTATAAGGTAAAATATACAACCAAAGGATTTATTTCAAGTGTAAGAGTTTTTCCTCTCTGTTCAGTTGTTGAATAAATAATAGTGCCTTAATTGGTTCGCATCTTTAAGGTAGAGGGGGGCAGAAATGCTCCTTTTCTTGTATAAATAGTATTGCGAACCAATTTAAGAGTAGAACTATGACTTTACCAAGTCCAAGAATTTACATATACAAAATTACCTTTGAGGAAGTTCCTTACTATTACTATGGGGTTCATAAGGAAAAGAAATTTGGAGAATATTATATGGGTTCTCCTTATACTCATAAATGGTGCTGGGAACTTTATACGTCAAAGAAACAAATACTTCAATTTTTTGATTTTACAGATGAAGGTTGGATAGAGGCACAGAAAGTTGAAGAAAGATTAATTAAACCAGTTTTTAATACTGATAAATGGTGTCTTAATGAAAATTGCGGTGGAAAGATTTCTCTTAATGTTAGAAGAGAAACTGGAAAAAAAGTAGGAAAAAAAATTTATGAAGAAAAGAAAGGAATTCATTCTTTAAGTTTTGAAGAAAGAAGTGAAATGGGAAAAAAAGCAGGAAAAATATGTTATGAGGAATGTAAAGGAATTCACGCAGAAACTACAGAACAACGAAGAAAAAGAGGACAAAAACTTTATAGAGAAAAAAAAGGAATTCATACACAAACCTTTAAAGAAAGAAGTGAATTGGGGAAAAGAAATGGGCAAAAACTTTATGAAGAAGGAAAAGGTATTTTTGGTATGTCTTTAGAAGAAAAGAGTGAAATTTCAAGAAAAACTGGAAAAAACCATTATGAGAACAAAACAGGTATATTTTCTATAGCACCAGAAGAAAGAAAAGAAATCAACAAAAAAACAAATAAAAAACTTCTTGAAGAATCAAAAGGTATTTTTTCTTTAACTAATGAAGAAAGAATTGAATTAGGAAAAAAAACTACATCTCAAGTGTGGAAATGTACGATTACAGGACATACAAGCACTCCGGGTGGTTTATCTAATTTTCAAAAAAAGAGGAGTATAGATACTTCTAAAAGAGTTAGAGTATCATAAGGACACTTGAAGAACTGGCACAAGGACACTCCAAATGCTCCTGTGATGCCTTATAATACACTCATACACACAAAGACCTCAAATGAAACCATTTGATTATTATTCCAAACCACAAACTCTCTATCCTCATAAAAAGGATTACACCACCTTTTATGTTTATGATAAGGGTGCTTGTATTGCTGAGGAAAAATCTGGTTCGGGGACTGGTTCAATCACTAAAAGTCATCTCAGTCAAAAATATCCTAATGCTCTCATTCAAGAAGTTTTGGATGAGGACGCATACAAGGCACGTCGCAAAGAATATAGTGATGAAAGTGCTAGACTTTATCAAGAGTTCCAGAATGATTTGTTTGAAGATTATGGTGTGAGTGATAATCCTAAAAGGTTCAAGTGTTTTGAACTTGCTTGGGAACACGGGCACTCTTCTGGTTATAGTGAGGTCTATAACTACTTCGGTGATTTTGTAGAACTGATTGAAAACTGAAATGATTAAAACTCTACTCAAGTTCTTATTTTCAAAAGAAATAGAAGTTGCTCCTGGTGTTTTTTGGTTGGGTGGTTATCTTTATGAGAACAGAAACAAACCAACAACACCACCACCACTCAAATGGAAAAAGAGGGACACCTGAAGAACTGGCACAAGGACACTCCAAAGTCCCCTGTGATGCCTTATAATACTCTCATAAGCAACCAAACCGATGGACTACGAAACTGAAATCATAGATGGACGCAGAGCAGTTGTCCGTCATTTCTTCAAGGCACACGAAATCCAAGTTGGTTCTCGTTGGATTGGTTCTTCTGGTGGTATTGTAACTGTTGAAGGTTTCAATACTTATGGAAGCACAAATCCTTGGATTGAAGTTGTGTATTCTTGGGACGAAAATGGGGTAAAGAGAACCAACGATAAAGATGTGTTTTCTTTCCAGTGTCGTTATTGCTTGATTGTTGAGGACACTTGAAGAACTGGCACAAGAGCACTCCAAAGCCCCCTGTGATGCCTTATAATACACTCATACACGCAAAGACCTCAAATGAACCATAAATCTTCTTTTGACCTTTTTGGGTTTATTCCCATCTTTATGATTTTTTGTTTTTTTCTTCTGCTGGTAAGTGCTCCTATTGTTGGTGTTAGTCGGGTAATCACAACTCAACAAGCACTCAATCAGGAATGTAAGACCAACTACAACTTCCTTCAAGTTGCTCTTTCGGGTGATAATCTTGCTCGTCTCTGCCAAATCAAAAATCAAACCATTACCATCAAATGACTAACTCAATCACTCCCAAAGTCGCATACATTCCTCTGGAATATCATATGTCTGTTGAAGATTTCTTGGAAGTTTGGAAGGATATGGAAATGAAAGATGAACCCACACAAGAAGATTATGATACTGCTGTTCTTGATAGGGCACAATCGTATTTTCACGATATGAGAGGAATGTTTGAAAAGTATATTCGTTTGGAGAATGCTTGATTATGACTAACCTTTCAACCCAAGCACAAGCAATCATAGATGCTGCTGATGAAGTATTTTCTAACGGAGGAACAATTAGAGAGGGCTTTGCTGCTGCTCTTCGTGTTCTTGCTGATAATGTTG